TGAACTGCTTTCAAGTCTTGTGCTAATTCCATTGTGTATTCTGCTTTCAAAGCACGGCTACGTGCAGTAACGGCAACTTTTTCGATAGAGAATGCCATCTCTTGGAAGCCTTGACCAGAACCATCACCCAATGCTTCAGCTTCTGCTGTAGTGAAACCAGTACCACGTGTGTACTCTGTACCACCAGACAAGTCAGCAGGTGATGCACCTGTTTGTGATTGTGCTATAGATGGGAATGCTGTGTTGGCTTCGTTGAACAAGGCTTCTGTACCACCTTGTGTTTTGTAGCGTGAACGCATTGCAAAGATCAAGCCTGTTGGACCTGTCATTGGCTGAACACCGCAAATATCATATGCGATCAAGTTAGGGGCAGCACGGCGAACCAAGCTGATTAAAACTGGATCATAAATGTCGATTGAACCATCACCTGCTGTAGATGAAGATGCGCCCATGTTATTAGCAGGTGCGGCTTCAGACAACAATGATGTTTGGTTACGATATCCACCAGAACCTTGTGCGTCTTCACGACAAGCACGTTCTTGGTTCTCAAGCAATTGTGCTGTTACGGAACGCTTGTGGGAATCCTTGATAGACGCTAGATCAGCGTGTTCAAGAACTGGTGCCCATTTTTTAATAAGATTTTCTACGCTCATACTTTTCTCCTTTGAGTATTGTTTAATTTATTTATAAAAACTTATTTCTTGAGTGATCTAGAAATGCTCTGTACATAGTGGCTCATTACAGGAGAGAATGATTCTTCCAATGTAGATGATGCGTCTCCATCAATAGTAGATGCCTTTTTGATTGGCTCTTCTGTAGATTCTTCAAAATATTTCTTTTTTGTCAATTGAAGTTTTTGTTTGTAATCTTGGTCAGAAACAAATTCAATACCTTCAGACAATGACTTCAATTTAGCAGATTGAACTTCGCTTAATCCTTCAGAAACTTCAGCTACAATTTTTTCTTTCTTGTAATTGCTGATTTCTGCGCTTAGATTAGCGTTTTCAGTAACAACTTTGTCCAATTCAGACTCAAGTGTTTCTACTTTTTCTGCGAACTCTTCGACAACATTTACTTTGTCTTCTGGAATATCAACATAATGCTCTGTGAAAAGATTCTTCAGACCTACCATGAAGTCTTCAACCAATTCAGCCTTGATACCTTTTTCGATGGCAAGTGTGTTTTCTTCCATCCATTCGCTAACAACATACTCAAGGTATTCGTCAACTTTTGTAACTAGGTTTTCGTTGATAGAATTAACTTCTTCTTGAAGTTTAGTAGAGTACTCTTCTTCTAGCTTTTCTTTCTCAGAATTTACTTTTGCAATGATAGCCGCTTCGAAAATAGCTTTTGCGTTAGTTTTGAATTCTTCTGAAAGGGATTCACCAGAAAAGATTGCATTAATGTCTTCTTCAACATTTAATACATTCTCAACTTTTTTGTCTTCTTCAACTTGTTTGATATCGTCAGTAACGATATCGTCTTTAAGTTTTTCTGTCATAACAGGTCTCCTTTTACGATATTTAAAATTTATAGTGTATAGTATTTATAAAAAATTACAGCTTGGAAATGAAATCTTTGAAAACTTTAATCATGTTTTCTTCGAGGTCTTTCTTAGAAGATTTCTGAATGACTTGTCTTTGTTTTGCTACATCAACTTCTCTGATAATTCCGTTGTCCCAAACCCACTCTTTACCTTCCATAATACCACGCACATATGCGTCTGGTGCAGATGGATCAGCTACAATGTCTGCACATGTTGCAAGATAGAAGTCGTCCTTGACAACTTTAACTCCATCGTTTCTTTCAACAAGTGTTCCCATACCTCTTGTAGAAACACCCAATGTCGCACCTTCTGACATTAGATTCTTTACAATGTTACCATAAGGAGTGTCCATGATTTTTGCTTTACCAATGAAGTTATTACCTTCTTGGCGCAAACTCTTAGTCATGTGTGAAACACGCTCTAAGTTAATTGTTGGTCCTTCTGGATGTCCCAATTCACCATAAGCACGATTCTTGTTGACATACTCAGTAACATATCGTTCTGTTTCTTTTTGCAAAACTTCTAGTGGATACATTCTTCCATTTCGATTTTGTTGTTCTGCTTGCATGAAGACACCTTCAATGTAGAAACTTCTACCACCAGCTTCATTTGCTTCTGTGATGATGTTAATCTGTTCGTTAACTTCTGTAATTAATTTCATTTGATCCCCGCAGTATTTCTTTTTCTAATTGACAGTTTTCTTTTTCTCAGAATAACTGCAAGTTTTGGTGCACGTTTTCTAGCCGCCTTACGTTGTGCAAGTCTACGATGCAATTTTTCTTGTGAAGACATTCTTACAAGTTTACCACTAAGAACTTTATAACCTGGAGTGGCAGAAATTATTTTTCTTCTTTGCACTTCTCCTGCACGAACACGATTAACTCTTAGAAGTTTTGCTTCTTCGACTTCGTTTTCATTCAGGTTTATAAATTCTTTGAACTTGTACATTATGATCCAGTCACACCGTCATCGGTAGTTTCTCTGCTAGAATAACCAGCAGTCTTCTTGCCTTCGATAATAACTGTATATGCGGCAGTATTTGTAAACCCTGCTGTTGTCAACAAAATGTCTCCATTAGCACCTGCGCCAGCATTATTCGTTAATGGACATTGACCACCTGTTGTCAAGTCCCAGTATCCAGAACCAGTTAGAGTTACGATAGTTGTGTTTGAGTTTCCTCTCCACAACAAAGTCACTCTAGGATCAATTGTTGGAGATGTTCCTTTTGAAACATTCCAAAATAATTTTGTAATTGAAAGGCGTTGTGTTCCACCACCGTCAGATGCAACAAGACTATTTGCGCTAACTTTAACGACATTACTTTCACCAGTGCCGTCGGAAACGTTAGTTAGCTTAACAGCCCATGCAGACGCATGATCTTTTAATGTTTGTGAAGTTACTGTATCCGCCATTTTATTCTTCCGCTATAGTTTTTGCGAATGCTAAAAGAACTTCAGCATCTTCTTCTAATTGATTCAAAAATGTTTGTTGATTTTCTTCATTCAAGTTATTAAACAAATTAGTTAACAACTCAATGTCAGCATCTTCTTTCATCTTTGCTTTGATTGTCGCATATGCTTTCTTTGCGGCTTCTGGTTTATCTTTAACCATCGCTGTTGCTACTGCATATGGACCACCTTTAGATGGATCACCAACTTTTTTCTTTTCGAATTCTTTGCCAATAGTGTGAGCCATCTTTGTTTGTTGTGGCGACAAATCTGCTTCATCTAATTCATCTTCTTTCAAAGCACCACGTGCCTTGGCAGCCTTAAGCATTGCGACTCTATCTTGATAACCTTTAATACCAGGCTTGATATCTTTAGATGCTTTCTTCTCGCCAGCGTTTGGCTTGTTGATATGCTTCATTGTTGTCTTAGCTTGATGACTAGGACCTTCTTCACCGAATGGTTGTTTGTTATCAAGTCTGTCAGCAGGACGTTTACCTTGACCTAACTTAGTGTCGTGTGGACCAACTTCTTCAGGTCCAACTTTTTCTAAGTCACCAGGATCTTTAACTTGTGCAAGATAAGACGCATTGGCAAATTTATTTTCATTGCCAGCTTTATACTTGACACGTTCTAATTCATCTAATTGAATGAAACTCTTAAAGGTTCTCATCTACGTTTTCCTCTGAACTTGATTGAAACTCTGTTTCGGTTGTTATATCTTCTGCATTATCATTGAAAATTGAACCTGCTAGTTCCATTCTTTTAATATCTAATCTAGACTGAATTTTATCGGCAAGCGCAGATAGAATAGAATCTTTAAATTCAGATGGTTTTGCATCATATGCACTCTGAATAGCAGTTTGAATTTGTTCCATAGTATAACTCCTTAATATTTATACATTATTTATACATTACCACTTTTAAGCATTGTAATATGGCATCAAATAGTCTCTACCACCAATGTTTACTGATATGAATCCTACAGGATTGCTTGGTAATGTTGCGCTTCCAGCAGTCGCTGTTTCTGATACTGCCGATGATGGATTAACTCTAATCCCTCCAGCAATAACAACCGCATCATTCTCACCGACTTTAGAAATGTTGTCATCTTTGAAGACAAGCAATCTGTGAATATTGTCGATGAATGTTGCAGTACCAAAATTGTTTGTGGGCGCAATGCCCAATGGTCCAATAACAAATCTAACAGATGGGTTAGGAACAACAAGTGTAGATTCGATTGATGGGAATGGAACATCATCAATCTGCATATTGAACTGCATAGTTCCAAATGCTTCACTTGATGCAATTGAAACTGGACTGATTGCAGGTCTTACATTTACATTTGGAACTTCAGCAACAGACTCGACAGAGTTTGCATAAATTGTGCTATTGAGTTGTGATGTGCCAAATGATTGTTCATTAACTGTAGAATTAACTGCAATCTTAAACTGAGGTAAATTATCACCAAAACTTACAGTAGACTCTACTGAAGTTGCATATATTGTAGTATTGAGTTTTGTCGTTCCAAATGCGAGTGTACTTTCTACCGCATCTGGATACGCAATGAATATTGTTCTAGGAGATCCAAAAGCAATTGCCGAGTCGATTGCATAGTCATATCTATCGCTAAGTTGAACGATAGTGTTAGACGATTCTGTCTGTAACTCTGTATTCTGTACATTTGCAAGAATACCATCAAGTTGAATCACTTGATTATTGGCCATAATTTAATAATGTGAGTTAATTACAGAGCAAAAATTTTGCTCGAACCGCTAGAGAATGCAACAGAAATATCACCGCCGTTAGGTAGAATTGGTAGACCAGTTGCACTATCAATGTATGCAATTAGTCTGGATGTAGATTGTACTCCAGTATCTTGAAATATCAATAATGCCTCACAGTTTGCACCAGTAACAGAACTGAACGTTGCATCATCTGCATCAAATACGCCATTTGTGATTGTCTTGTTTGACAATGTTGTTGACGAAATTACAGCAGAATTGGACACTTCATTTCTATATTGATGTGACGAACTGTAAGTATAAACACCAGTATCAACAAGTGCTATAGTAATAGTATTGGCTACCATGTTAATGGAACCGTTTAAAAATGCTTCTTTTGCTTTTGGGTAAAGTGCGTTTGCCATGTAGAATGCTCCTAGTTTTTACTTATTTATAAAACGACTGGTGTTCCGATTTTTATGAATGCTTTTGTCGCAGAAATAGCGTAGCCAATCTTAAGTGAGAATGTAGCGCCGTCAATTGTAGATGTTGTTACAATATCGCCATTACTACCAAGATACAGAGATTGTTCTGGTGTCCAAGTCCAAGATGGATTTGTTATTGCGCCAAAAGTCACTACTTCATCGTTTGCGTCTAAAATACCAACAACACGATTTGAATGATTAACGTCTAATACTGTTGCTGGAACTGTCTGTGCGCTATCGTTAAGAACCACTAGTTTATGTTCGCTTCCAGTTAGATTTGGAAAAACAATGTTCAATGATTCGGTAGCACCACCTCCACCTCCACCAGTGTTTGCTTGATTGTATGCCGCTTGCGCTAAAGATGCGGCATTATTGGCGGCCGCCCAAGCAGAGTTAGCCGTTGTTCTTGCAAAGGTGTCTAGACTTCCTGTTACACTATTTGCGGCATCATATGCGGCTTGTGCTAATGTTGTTGCAGTATTTGCTTGGGTGTATGATAAGTTTGCTGTCGAGAATGCGCTATTGGCAGTTGACCATGCGTTGTTGGCTCTAGTTCTTGCGAATGTATCTACGGTACCTCCGCCACCACCAGTTTGTTCTACGAAAACAAATTTCTTTGATGCTTCGTCATATGATAAAACATATCCATCATTAATACTATCTCTATCAACGTCATCTAAGTATCGTAGATTAACTTCACCTGAGCCGGTTGCTTTCCATGCATCAGTAGCCATTGCTTTAGATACTGATGCATTGATTCTATTCTTATATTGTTGTAAATCTTTTTCTAGAACATCTTGAAACTTTTTAAATTTCTCTTCTACGGGTTTTACGTCTCCGTCTTTACCATCCTTACCTGCTGGACCTTGAAGACCTTGTGGTCCTGCTTCTCCTTGAGGTCCTGCTGGTCCTTGTTGTCCGTCTTTTCCTGATTCGCCTCTTTCGCCTTTGGCTCCAACGTCACCTTTCGGACCTCGCTCACCTTGAAGACCTTGTTCTCCGGCTGGTCCAACGGGACCCATTGCGCCTGTTTGTCCATCTCTTCCGTCCAAACCATTTTTGCCGTCATCGCCTTTGTCCCCTTTTAGACCTTGCGGTCCACGTTCTCCAGCTATGCCTTGAGGTCCAACTTCGCCCTTATCACCTTTGTCGCCTTTTAATCCACGTGGTCCAGTTTGTCCTAAGTTACCTTGAGGACCAACATCACCCTTTTCACCAACGTCACCCTTGTCGCCTTTAGGTCCACGCTCGCCAATTGCGCCAGAAGGACCAATAGGACCACGTGGTCCTGCTGGTCCTTTAATCTCAACATACTCAACAATCTTGTCTTTATCTTTTAAATACTGAAACTCTTCTCTAAGTTTCTGTATTTCTTTTTTTGTAAATGCAACAGAAGTTGCAACAAGTAATGCTTCGTTGAGTGTGTCTGAAAAATTATCGTCCTTCTTTGTCAACTTTAGCCTCTTCAACTAATGTGCCAAAAAATGCAGTCATTGATTTTGCCAACTCTCTTTGGTCTGCATCATCAACTAAACGATGTTCGTTCTCTTCCTTCTTAACACTAACAACAAGCTGTTGTGGTGCTGGCGCAGGTGGCGGTGGAGGTGCGATAGGTTCTTCTGGCAAATCTTCTTCGTTTGCTTTATCTTCTTCCATCTCTTCATCCATCTGCTCAATGTCATCTTCAGTTTGACGGAGAACTTTAGTGCGAATGTAGTTGACTGAGAAATACTTACCAACGTATTGGTCAATCTCACCAAGAAGAGCAAGACGCTCTTTCATAATTTCTGTATCTTTTAATTCTGCGAAATGAACATCAGACAAGAAGTCATAACTGATTTCTTCTTTCATTTGTTGCCACTCTTTACGAGTGCATACGCCTTTAAGAAGTAATTGAGTTTCAAGTACCTTATCAAACAAGTGAGAGAATCTTAAACGTAGACGTTGAATGAATTTAGAAAACTTTAATTCGTCACGTGTGATTTCTGAAGCACGACCCAATGAGAATCCATTGTCAGACTCTAAACGTGAAACTGGAACGTTTAATGCTTTGTACATTTTCTTTTGAAAGTACAATACGTCTTCAATCTCACCAAGATTTTGTCCACCTTCTAGTGTAGTAATCTCTGTGCCTTTACCACCTTCTCTACGTGGCAACCAAAAATCTTCAAGCATTGTTTGATATCTTCTATCATCACGAATCTCACCAGTGTTAGCATCATAAACAATTTTGTTTTTGTACTTCTGCATGATTTCACGCAAGTACTGTTCTGCTTTCATCTTAGGTAAGTTACCAACGTCAATATAGAAAATTCTACGTTCAGGCGCACGTGAGATACGATAGATAACTGTCGCATCTTCTAACATACGTAATTGATTGAGTGGTTTAATTGCTTTGTGTAAATGCGAAATGATAATCTTACCATCTTTATCTGTGATACCTGAGTTGGTATAACAAACTGCATCTACTGCAATCTTAACGCCTTGAGAGCCATCACGCATGAATCCTTTGTCGGAATACAAAAAGTATTCGTGATACTCTGGTGCTTGTGCGGCCGCATTAGATGTTCCTAATGGGCGCTTATCTATTTTCTTTTGTTCACGCACTTTACGAATCTTGCGTGGATCAACGTAACGAATTTCTTTTAATCCTGCTCTAGGATTCTTTTCATCAATCAACATGTGATAGTACAAACGACCATCAACATACCATCTACGGAAAATATCGTAGCCTTGATTGTTGAAGTCGAGTAGCTTCATAACATAGTAGAACTCATCACGAATTTTTTTCTTAATTGATTCTGGTTGTTCTAAATCATCTAATATAATTTGAACTGGATAATCACCTTGTCCGAAGACTAAAGATTCATTGACGATATCTTCTACTGCGGCATCACATTCTGGTTGCATTGCCATCTCACGATATTTCTTAATCAGATCAGCATCGCTTCTGATTTGACCTTCTAAATCGATGTATGTACCATAAACACCACCACCAGAAATGGCTACAGAACCATCATCATCAGACGGAGGAACAAAAGATTTTAAATCTTGTGCTTCTTTGTCTTCTTTACCAATCGTATATCCAAAAAGTTTTATTGCCATATATGGGTCTCTCTAAAAAGAAATGGGGGCGTAATAGCCCCCATTGTTGACACTATTACGCAATTATTTATATTGCGTAAATTTAATTCAATTTAGAAATTTATGCTGAAGCTGTCGCTACAGTATTTGCAGTTGCATCAGTATCAGCATCAACTGTTTCTCCAACTGTCACATAGTGATATTGGAAAGTTACAGTAAACTCCTGAATTGCATCTGTATTGTCGTAAGAAACATCAATAGCAGAAACATCTGTTGGGAAAGCATCGACCAATTGATAAACACGG